CATAAAGCTTCATGTATATTTGTTTTTTCATAGTCATGACATCAATTCGAAATGGACACAATCAAGAAATGGGCGTCTATTCTGTGAACGTCTAAGGTCTATATAGGCATTCATCGCTTCTTCTGCTGTACCCTCCCAATCTCTGAAGTCATCTATGTGCCAAGCACCACCCCATCTAATTGCTACTCCTTCTCTTACTGATGCTTCTTTGAACGCATCCGCTATATCATCGTATAGGTTCAGTTCCCAAGATGCTCTTGATTTACCATCGGTTTGTATATAAGCCATTACATCTACTGCATCGCCTGTAAGGTGTTTAGATTTCATCGTCTGGCTTGCTCCCCTAGCCACAATGTCAGCCTGTTCTTGCTCTGTCCTAAGTCCACAAATTACCCCAAAGTCTACATCTGTCAGACCTATGGCTGTGGTTACTACTGAATGTAATTCGTTCTTTACTCCGTCTAGTCTGCCTAGACTTCTTTGTGATAATGTGAAAGCCATTATTTTCTCCTTAATTTTGAGAATGACCGCAAACCAAAAGAACCTGCTATTGATGCGTACATTCCGTATTTTATAAAGTCTGGGGTCTTTTCCAGATTTTCCCAACCTCTAGCCATGATATCCTGCATACCCCCCCAAGGAATAAAATTTGCTAATATTATAGCCACAAAAACAATAGTCCACAACTCGTCTTTCCAAGAGCTTTTAGAAGCGTCCATTGCCATTGTTTCCCAATTGGCTGTTCCTTCAGCTATCTTCTGTTCTTTTACTGCTTTTGCTTTTTGTATCTGTGATTTGCTGTCCAGATAAGAAGTACCTAGACCTACAATCGAACTAACTATCTGACCTATCATTACTCGCCCCTTTTGCTTCTTTGTTGATGAATACCGCAAAGCTCCCTGTCATTGCACCTGTGACCACTGATATAAGTGAAGCCATTTGTGTGCTAAGTTCTGGTTGTGCTAATGCGTACTCAATGCATCTTATGTAAACTAATGTCATAACAATCATCATAAATCTAGGAACTATTTGCCATCTATTTAATGTTTCTGGTGTCATTTTTTAAAACTCTCATTTAGTGAATCAACAACGCTGTCTATATTAGGCTCTGGTGAGTTTGGGTTATAGATACAACGATACTCATTTGGGCATTCTCCCTCTACCACTAGCGTATATGTATCATTCGCACCCCTGTATAAACACACTTGCTGACCATTCTTTGCTCTAACTCTTTTATATCTTCTACAATTAACATATTTTGGGTCTTCTCTCATCCCTTTTCTTATTTCTTGTTCCCATGTCCAATCAGAAAACTTTTTTAGAAAGCAGGTAAAACAATTCTTTATGTTGTCCGATTGTGCTAAATATATCACATATCCATCCACGCAGAGCCATTCAAAGGTGTCTTGACCACCCTCTTTTCTGACGCATTTATCCCTAGTCTGATAGCCACCACCCTCTGTCCACGCCCATGAGTGAGTAGGTAAAAAGACCCAAAAGACCAAGACCAACGCTACACACAATGACAATGACAACGATAGAAATAACTTTTTCTCTGAATTTCTGCTTATCATAAACCTCCTTTTGTCTTCTCTTTCTTATATCCCCTTCCATCCGCAGTAATTCGTCCCATTTTGACTGTCCATAGCTGTATTGGATATAGGTGCGTAAATCATTCCTTTGTTGTTCTAACGCCTGTTTAGCACTAAATGCTTCGATGGCTTCTTGCTCAATAGTTTTGCCATTCATAACCTTTTTTAGTAAAGATGGGTTTTTAGCTGACTTGTGAGCATTATCAATATCAGAAACAGCACCCATCCATCTTGATAGGTCTTGCGACATAGATTCAAGCTCTCTACCTGCGTGAAATGCCTTTTTAATGCCGTTAAAAGCCGTGCTAGCAACAGTTAAGCTTGCACTGATACTTATAGGGTCAAACATCTTCTAACCCCCCTTTAAAACGTCACAATACAATAGTGTTAAAAATCACACCAAACGAACTAATTACATAGAATGCTGTTATTGAAATAACTATTCTTTCAAGTCTGGATACCCTGCGTTCCATATCCTGTCTAAAGTGGTACATATCGTTTTTGAGAACGCTTAGTTCCATTAGTATTGCATTTATGTCTTGTTTTGTCATGATCCGTATGGACTTTCGCCTAGTGTTGAAGTATCCCAAGCAGATTTTAATTCATCTATTGTTGTTGCGTCATCTATCGCACTTGCTGAAGGTGCATCTCTTAACGCTGTTTTTCGTGTTACAGACGCTGTTTTAGCTGATGCGTCATCTGCTTCCATTGCTTTCATGTAAGTGACATCTTCGGCTTCTAATAAAGGCTTTCTAACTTCTCTAATCTTGTCTTTAAATATTTCTTTTGCTGTATCCAAATCCTCTGAGATAACAGAACCATTTATTTTCCATGCGTTTCTAAAGTGCCTGTCTGATGGTATAGTTGCACCTGACGCATCTATTGTATCTCCATCTTTATCTGTAATGAATGTTGTCATGTTTTTTCTCCTATGCCACAAGTTGTTGATCTATTTTCCAAGCATTCCGCCATGTCCTATGTTGGGGTAGTTGCTCTTTTTTGCATATTAACAAACGCTTATGATTTGCCCTGTCATATTCTCTCCATACTCTTTCTGGTATATCCTTTTGAATAAGATATTCTATTGCCTGTTCTTCTGTTAGTGCGTCAATAGGCTTTGTGTTGTGAAGTAAATATCCTCTTGTGTGCTTTACAAAGTCTGGCTTTTGCTCGTCTTTCTTTAGCTCCCAATAAACCCAAACTGGCGGTAATATGCCACCATTTAAGGCGCAAGCCATCCAATTAGGGTCTGGGTGTGTAATCTTAGCAGGTTCATCAAGGCTATCTGGGTCTTCCCATACTATGCAATATTCGCTTCTGTATGGTTCTAGGTTTTCTTTTGCCCACCCTAGTCTATCCCAAAGTCTTATGCCTTGAAATTCTGGTGTCATGCTAAATCTCCAAAGTTAATGATATCTACATCTTGACAATCTAAGAGTGGAAGTGTAGTTCCTGTAGTTGTTGTCTGCTTAACAACTGTTGTTGTTCTAGCTTCATCAGGTGAAACAAGTCTTCCATAATTATCTGAACTACCATTCCAACAACCACCAACGCTAGTATAATTTATAGATGCCATTGCATTTGTTGCTGTCACAGAAATCTTACCAGTAGAACGATCTGCTATGGAGCTAGTGTTGAAGCTATCATCTATCGTATTTTCTGTGTTCATATCTAAATGACACCATAATTTCGCTAACCCCTGCTGTAAATTAGTCGTAGTGCTATTACCTTCGCCTGTCACAGCTATTGACCCTGCTACGCTTACCCCTGTTAATGTATTTGTTTTAAGTGTTGACATTATTCAGACTCCAATGCTGTTACTCTTGCTGTGAGAGCGTCTATTTTATCATCTGCTTCTTGTAGTGCTTTTATGAGTATGCCTACAAACTCTGTATATCTAAGTCCGTATCTGTACTGACTACCATCTTGTCCCTCTGAAATATCCTCTTTGATAAACCCTGCAAATTCTGATGTTTCTTTGCTGATATCAGACAATACAGTTTCAACATCTTGTGCAATTAAGCCATAATGTGTTCTTGTTTTGCCGTTAAATATATAGCTTTTAGGAGATAGACGATTTACAAAATCTAAACCTAAATCACTATCTGTAATTGTGTTCTTTTCATTTTGGTCTGAAGTTTGTACTGTGCCGTTAGTTGCAAAGATGTCATCAAACCTTCCACCTGAGTTACCCAAATCAACAGCATCATCAGCAGTTGCTCCATTTTCATCACAAGGGTGCAAGCCACCACTAAACCAACGCATACCATTTCCACTTGAGCGAGCTATAAATGGGTCATTATTATTAAGTCCAATGAAACCTCTTGTAGTCCCATCTTTTCTCATATCAATTAATTTTCCATCACTGCTTGTTCTGTTTAAGAATGCACAAGCGTCACCACTTACTGTGGCAAGCAATTCACCTGTAGATTTTAATTCTGCACCAACAGTTCCTATACCTGTTGATGTCTTACCTACTAAAAGATGTCCATTGCTATCTACCCTAGCTTTCTCGCTACCTGCAATATTTACCTTAACTACATCATTCGTACTTAGGTCTAGACCACTATCATTATCGCCACCTGCGTTTACAACAGAATCTACTTTTATTTCTGACATTATCTGCTCCCTAAAGTTTTGAATGTTGCCATTATGCTAAGTCTCCATGTACTGCACCACCATTTCGTCTATCTCTGTCGGCACTACCATCCCCATTATTGATTAAAATTCTCATAGACCCTGTATTACAATCATCAGTACGAATATGACCAGAATTATCGTCATGTATAGCGTGAGGAGCAGAGTATCCCCCTGACAGTCGCATAGAATTTGTGAATGAATATTCATAGTCACCTGTTGCGTGGTCTGTTGTGCCTGATATGTTAAAAGAGTCTTGTAATGACGTAGCTGCGTTGGTGTGATGATATGCTTTAGCCAACCCCTGCTGTAAATTTGTAGTCGTTGAACCACCTTCACCGACTACACTAATAGAACCTGCTGACGTATTTCCTTTAATGGTATCTGTAGCAACATGACCACTTGTGTTGATTGTCATAGCAGTAGTATTATTCGTATGCTTTATGTTTTGTACTAGAATATTGCTCATGCTATCACCAAATTTCCACTAACTGTTAAAGTTACACCAGAAGCTACATTTAGGCTAAAGAAACACCCTGCATTATCTCCAGATGCTATTGTTGTATTTGTGTTTAGTTCCTGTTCGTGGGTTCTAAAAATATCTTTTTTTCCATCTGTAGTATCACCTGCATTCCCATTATCGCCCTGAAAGAACCCTGCACCTCCACCTGCTGAAACTTCGGCTGTATCGGCTGATTGATCAAATGTGAATAAATTTATCCACGCATCATTATCAGCATTTCTTATTTTAAGAATATTGTTCCCTGTGTCATACCATAGCTGATAAGCATATCGTGTGCTAGGTTGTGTTCCCCCACTATTTGCCGAAACAATGGCTTGCAAAACATTATTAATATCTGTCCTCGTGTTGGGGAATGTTTGGTTATCTATAACGTAGTCGTGTTGTGCCATCTTTTCTCCTTTATGTTACTAATTCACCGAACCCTTTTGCTACATAATCGAATGTTCTGTTTATTCCTGAACTTCCGCTATCGAAAAATTGTATAGTGAAACCAGTAGCACTTTTATTTGTTATAGCATAGAAATCTCCACTCGCCAAGTTCTGTGCTGAAATTCCTACACCTTGAAGTGATTTAAATGCAGGACTAAATGTAATTGCTTTTGTACCTGTTCCACTAGCTATATCGTTTTCGGCTACTATTCTATCTGGCATATCTACAGTTACAGACAAAGCACTGACGCTTGGGGTAGCTTCTGAATCTGAGCTAGTCAATAACGCTCTGAACTTTAAACCCCTTGCCTTGTAGTCACCGACAAAAAACTTTCTAAACGCTGTATATGTTGGACTTCCAGATGCAGGGTCATCTTCTGTTGTAGCTATTTGTAACTCGCAATTCGTATCCCCAAATTCATTTGCATCGCCATCAAATAAACCTTCTCGATCGTCAAAGTTTCCTGTTGCATCATCAAAATTCAACCCAAAATCCACCCTGCTCATTGTTACATTTGCTGTGACTCTACTTGTATACACCGCACTGAGGTCTACTACATTATCAAAATCATACGTTCCACTAGATGCTACCTTACCACCGCCACCATCAAATAAACCGCCTGTGGTGTCGAAATTCCCTGCACCACTATCAAATAAAATGCTTGTTCCTAGTCTAAGCTCGTTCCCTACCACTACAGTAGTTGTTTTTGTTCCAGAAAATGTTGGGTGTTGTGTTGATGTTGCAACAGCATTTAACTCTTTTATGTCTTGAATAATCGCAACTGATGAAGTCGAATCCAACGACTCATTTCCTAGCTTATCCACCGCCTTTATAAAATATGTGCCTGTCATTGCAGGTACTACGGCTGTATTTGCAGGTCTTGAAACCTTATTAATTAAATCAACTGAATTAGCATATGTTGCACTTGCTGAAGTATCTCTTGAGTGTCTTATTCTATAGTGAGATAAGTCTAAATCGCCCACTGGTGTCCATGATAAATGTGCTTCTGTTTGTATTATATTTATTGAAAAGTTTGTTACTGTTTCTGGTGGTGCGATCTTACCTACGACCTGATGCGTTGTAGCTGTGAACACAGAACGACTAATAGAAGTCACTGTCCTTGCTCTTACGTCATAAATCGCATTATCTTCAACATTTATTAGCTCAAATCTACGACCACTGGCTTTACCCATGTTTATATAGTTTGTATCTGTGGTTTTTTTGGCTTGTACTTCAAAATCTGTAGTGAATAAGTCAGCCGAACTTACTTCAACCACTAAAACACTTATGGCTTCTTCGTTTAATACTCTTAGCTCGTCACTTACTGTAATGGTGGGTGCTTGCACATTAAAGGGGTTTGGAAGTGTCGTATCTGGCAATTCTGGCGGTGCTAACTGTAGACCAAAAGCATAAAAGCTATCTTGATGCTCTGAA